CACAGAATGAATAAACAAAAAATGCAATTTGGAGCGCAAGCTCCCATCGAATTGAAGAACAAGAAGCGATTTGCTAAAACCGCTCGCCGTGACGTTGGAGATGAAGGCCTGGAGTCCAATCATCACACTACCTACGATCATGACGTCAAGTTCGAGAACATAAAAAGCTCCGTGAATGTCTGCCGCGTTAAGGACGATGCCCCTGATTATTCAGTAGGCGTCGCCAAGGGTGCCATTCTCGGAGGTGTTCCGGTCACAGTCCCTAGCAACACCGCAGCTGCCACCATGCACGCAATGAAGAAGAGGTGTGATTTTAAGCCCTCTCTTGATGATATTACCGTCTTCCGTCGTGGTCATGAGCTTCTCATGGCCAAGTTTGAAGCGCAAGACGAGATAAGAGTTGACAAAGAACTTATGGATAAGTACTTTGCCAAATGTGGAAGTGCAAAAGCTGCGCGGTTATTGGAAGCCTTGGAGGGGCACGAATGGACTGCGGACATGGGTACCAAACATGTTTTCGCTAAACAGGAAGTTCTTCTCAAAGAGCACCAGTCTCAGCCGCGCATTGTATATCAGGGATCGGATATGTACAATGCTATGACGGGGCCTGTCGTTATGGAGCTAAACGACAGGCTTAAAACCATATTTTCGAGGTCAAACCCCCTTAACACGGGCAATGTTGTGATCTATGCCTGTGGAGCCTCTGGAGAGGAACTCGGCGAAATTATGGAGCAAGCAACTGGTCAGCCCGTTGAGAGTGACATGAAGAATAACGATGGGAGTCAATCTGCGGAATTTCGCCGGCCAGAGGCGATGTTCTACAGGAAATTGGGAGCTCCCCTATGGTTTGTGAAGGAATTTGCACGCACTACGAGCATCAGAGTATGGACCCGTTACGGAGTAATGGCCAACATCAACGGTGAACGGTGGTCGGGCGAGACGACCACCACTACGGGCAATTCGTATGTGAGCATGGCATTGATACAGGCTGGGCTGGAGCGCGCCTCTATCGAAGAAAGCACAAACATCCATGGGGGGGACGATTACTTAGGTTTCATTGCTGGTGATGATCAGGCCTTTAGGGCCGGGGTTGAGGCGGTGACTTCTGCTAGTGGGATGAAGGCAGAAGTTGTTGTTCAAACGTCCCGTCACCACGCGACTTTTTATAGGAAGCGTTATGTTAATGGAGTCATAGGTTGTCGTCCAGTCCCACAGTTTGGACGTGTCCTTGCAAAATTGAATTTGAGAGCGAATAGGAATACTCAAGTCAATGACAGAGATTACATGGCAGGCAAATATTTGTCTGCCGCGTATGAACACAGACACGTTCCAGGAATAAGAGACCTCCTCGTGACAACTGCGGAAGCTTTGTCCGAAAAACCCTACCTTGACGTACGTGCATCGAAACTGCACGAAATGGGTGGTGTGGAAAACATCAAGACTGTAGTCTCTAGGGCTGCAGTACATTCTGTCTCCGATATGTCGGAATTCCTTAACGAAGTGTATGGAATCGGGTTCGAAGATCTCGTTGACGTTTACGGCCGTGTTTCTCAATCTTGTCTGGATTACTGTGACAAGTGGGTGACGGTCGGTCAACGGGGCGTAAAGAAAAATACCCGTGGGAATTCTGGATACAATGCGCCTTTGTTGTGCGGAGATACTATAGATGCTCTAGTGCGTCTTGATGTGTGATAGCAGGGAGGCCTGCTCATCTCTGATGGGTGATTAGCAAGAAAACACCAACTGAA